GGATTTCTGGGGTTCTTTCAAGCAACAGATGGATCAAGATCCCAGCCAAGCCTGGCGTGTCATCAACCAAGCCTCTCCTCAAGCGATTGCAAATAAGCTCTTCGTTATGGAGTGATTAGATGAGACAACTTGCAGGTCGGTTTTTAAACCGCGTTACAAGTAGTCCTCTTCAATCAGCAGTTGCCGGTGGTCTTGCTACCGCCGGTTTATCTGTTGGAGGAAACGTCGCTACTGAAGAAGGACGAGACAAAGGTGCTGCCCGTATTGCTTTAGAAGCATTAGGCGCTGGTGCTTTAGGAGCTGGTGTTGGCTCACGAATTCCAGCGCTAAAAAAAGAGTATGGATCTGTTGACCGTGCCAAGTTAAGGAAACAACTTGATAAAGTTGCTACTCCTGAAACTATGCAAGAAGTTGTGCAACAAGATCTTTTACTCAATGCAGCGCAACAAGCTAGTCCTTATACGGGTGGCGCCATTGCTGGACTTGGTTTAGCAGCTGCCGGTGGCTTAGGTGGACAGATTGGTGGTGGTGTTGCCAACCTTGGAAACATGGCTGGTCTCGCTATTGACCCTGAATCACCTGGATCAAGCAACACACAGGGTTCGCGTATGAGTATGCAAACCCAGCAGTTACCCATGTATTAATTAGTGCATGTATTACAGACTGCTAAAATTTAATGTAGATAGGACTTTTTGTCCGATCTTTCATCCGACAAAACTATTCCTGCGAACTGGAGGATAAAAGACTGTGTTCTTAGACAACGATTTTCCTAAGATTTTAGGTGCGGAACTATACCGCCCCCATCCCGCGTACATTTGCGAAATGGCCGTTGAGCCTGTGGTCGTACACGACTTCACTTCACAGCCTGGCCAAACTGTACAGCTGGATCGCTACAAGTTCTGGGGAACGCCCGGCACCAAAGATAGCCGTGAGCGTATCTCAGATCAGACTATTGGTACTGCTAATAGCCGCAACATCACTAAAGAGAAAGTGCTTGTTGTGCTTAAAGAGTACACTGGCCCTGCGGATCCAAGTGATCCTACACAGCCTTCTACCTTTAAGATTGCTCGCGAGACTCTGATCACTGCTCAGCGTTTGCTGCTTGATACCGGCAACCTGAACATGTTCCACCAGTCCATCGGTAGCTTGACGCTGCTTGATGACTACCGTCGTTGGCGTGACCGCGTCTTCATTGACGAACTTGCCAAAGCAGAAGCACAAGGCCAGTCTAGTTCTACGCAAGGTGGTTATTACTTTGCTGGTGATAAGGCCAAAGATTCACAAGGCCGTGTTTCTTACACAGCTGCAGAATACACTGCACAAGTACAACAGTTCTCTGTTCGTACCGACCTTCTCGAAGTCGTAAAAGATCTTCGTAAGCGCAACGTACCTACCTTCGCTGATGGTCTGTATCGTTGTATTTGTGATCCCGTGTTCATGATGCACTTGCGTCGTGACGAAGACTTCCGTGAGATCGCACGTTATGCCGGTAATCCTGGTCAGGGCATGTATATGTCCAACCCCATGATGCCTAATAACACTAGCTTCTACATGGGACCACAAGCTGGACAAGGTTACTTCCTTGCTGGTGAGCCCGTCATGCCTACTGGCGTTCAGTTTGAAGGCGTTAAGTTCTTCGAGTCAACCAACTTCCCCAACAAGAATGTCCAGGCATCCTTTGATGATGGCGGTGCCTATGCTTCTGAGGAAGTTGCACAAGGTTACTTCTTCGGTCCTCAGGCAGTTGGTGTTGGTATCGGCGGTCCAAACGCACAAGTGCTCATCAACAACAACGATGACTTTAGTCGCTTCATCATCCTGATCTGGCAACTGTATGCAGGTTTCGAGGTTCTCAACAAAGACTTCATCACCAATGCATTCAGCTTCCTGTCTGACGATGGCGTGGTTTAAGTTGTATCTATAAACCTCTATTGAGAATGTAAATGGCATACTTATCTGCTAAGAAAATTTATCCAGCCGATATGGCTGAGCCGCTTAACGGCTGGTATCAGAACATTGATACCAATGGTGGAACAACTAATAACGCTTCAGCTGCTGGCCCTACTTCTGTATTGGCTAATCCCGGCTGGCGTTTCTTCCAACTCCGTGGCTATGTACCTGTAACCAACGCTACTGGCGAAGGTTATGTGACCACCGCAGAAGTCATCATTCCTTCTCCTTATAAGAATGATGAGACTCGCGTAAACATCACCGGTATGGTTGTCGGCGCTACTGCTGATCGCCCTGCTTATGTGTATCGTTCTTCTGTTTCAGTTGCTAGTGGCTGGGGCGATGGACGTGTTTCTCTTGATGGTATCACCACTTCAGGTGCTACTCAAGTAATCGGTTTCGGTCCAGGTACTGCAACTGCTCCTACCACCTTCTCTGGTGTAGTTGAAGGTGCAAACGTCACTGCAGTAAGCAACAACATCCCCGCTGGTACAGGCGGACTGGGAACCAATCCTCTCCAGACTGCTACTACCCTGACCACCCCAATGCTCTACAAAGAGTACACGGCTGATCAAACTTTCCGCGTCTATTCAAAGGCAGCTACTAACTCCACATCTACTAACGGTGGTTGGGCTATCTCTGATGCTGACAAGGCAGCTGGACGTTATGGCTACATCCTGGTTGAAGTTTGCTTCGTCCAGCCTGATGTTCCTGTTGAGTACGATGATCTTGAACAGTATCTTCCTTACAAGATTGCTTCTTGATTTGACATAACAGCAGCAATTAAAGCTAAGATAGGACCAGTAAATAAATTCTGGTCCTATGCTTTATAAACATAACAGAACAGGGGCACGACTTACAGTTGTAACTGAATGGGATGAAGGAGATTGGTTCATGGTCGAAGACCAGGACGGCAAAGTCTTCACTGTATATAAAACAGAACTTGTCCCAGATGAGCAAGCTACTAAGCAAGTCAAAACTCTTCAAGTTAAGGATGCAGCAAAAGGTGACGAGCCACGCAAATTCCCAACTGAAACTCGTTTAAACATCAACGGCGCAACTGCTCAAATGATCGCTGATCATATTAAAGGAGTTGGTATAAAAACAGCCAGAGATATTAAAGATTTACAATCTTCTTTGTCGGGTGAAAGATTTAATAATCTTGAACAGTTGCGACAGATTTCACGGGTAGATTGGGATTCAGTATTTGCAGCCGATTTAGTACGTGTTTGACCAAAGCCCTTCGGGGCTTTTTTAATTTATAATAAAAGAACACGGCGGTGTAAAGTGTCACAGCTATCCAACTTTAATAAAAGTCGTATTAGATATCATTTGGGTTACTACATTGTTAGTGTCCCAGCTGGTGACTATGCACGTTTAGAAGAAGCAATGAATTCGGTACCGGATTCAGTGTTTGCAGATAAACTTGTTTATCAAATTGGAAGATGTGATGCTGCTGAACGTAAAACACAGTTAGCTTCTTTTGAAACTGACTTTCAACCACCAAGTACAAGAGTTGAAGGCATTGTTGGAGACGTTGACCGTACGATCCGTTCTAGCAATGTCAAGGAAGCTTTAAAAGTATGGGATGAAGTATATCTGTATGAGACCAATCGTCTTGCACAGATTCTTTACGTACCTAACTATAAAGATCCATTCCAGGCACGTTATCGATATGAACGTTCTGGAGCAGAGTTCATTATGGCTCTACCAGGCCCAGCTGATACAGCAGTTGGTGCAAACCTATACCTCCACGTTAACTACAGATAGTCATGGCTAGTATTTTTGAAGATCTTCTCAAGCAAGAATTAGCAAAGAAAAGTGGCGTTGGAGGCCGGCTTGGTCCCGGTGGAGCTGGTTTGTTTACAGGTTCACCTAATTACAATGCACCTCCCAATCCTGCACCAAGACCTTTTAATGCCCCGTTAAAAAAAACGATAACCAAAGCAGGAACTCAGGGAGCAGGTAGGGGTTTAGCTCAGGGAGCAGGTAGGGGATTAGTCAAGGGAACATTAAAAACAACCGGACGTGCACTCGGTCCCGTTTACAACGTTGGTGCCACCGGATATGATGTTTATCAGGCACAACAAGAAGGCAGAAGTCCTTTACGTGCATTACTTAAAGGAGGAGTTGAACTTACCGGAGGTGCTTTCGGTGCAGCCGGAGCAGGTTTAATAGGAGTACCTTCAGGCCCTGGTGCAGTTGTCACTGGTTTAGCAGGCTATGGAGCAGGATCAGCTTCTGCTGGTGCATTGTTTGATGCGTTAGTACCAGAAAGTGCGTTTAACAATAAACCTTATACAACAAAAGGTGGTTATGTAGATATAACACCTGACGGTATTAGTCAAGTAAAAGCAGGCCCACGTGTAGGGGAAGGTGTAGTAGATACAGGCAAAGGTGCCTGGATGCCTGATCCTAGTGGAAAAGGTGTTGTATGGGATTCTGAAGCAAACCGGGGAGAGTTAAGGAAAAAGTATTTAACTCCGGCTAATAATACAGAAACTCCTTTAGTCACAGAGACTGTTCTATCTTCTCCTAACAACTTACCGTCTTCCCCTGAAGCTGTAGTAGCTAATCCATTACAGCAAAAGATGGCTGAGTACGAGCAAGGCAGAGCTAAGGCAACGACACAAGCAGAGATGGATGCTGTAAGAGACCTAGGACTGTCAATCCATCAAGCTGCTAATCCACAGATGTATGAAGAGTCTTATAACCCTCTGATGGCAGCCACCTTCCCTGAGCGTTATACCAAGACACCTGAAGACTTTATCTTGCAAGGAGGTATTCAATC